GTGAACATGCTTACTATTTGCCTGCAACTCCTGAAAATGTTTCATATGTTAAAAAGCAAGAAGAATTGAACGATTTTTCGCAAAAAGAATTTAACTATCGTTAACGCCTAACTGTTAAGCCTTGAGCAGAGATCTTTCCCATTGTTACAATCTTCTTTGTTTCTTCTTCGGTGATCACCGGTGTTTTATCACCATGTTCGTCGTCTTCGTTGTCAGAACCCAAAGACATTCCAGTATGACTATAACCAGGATCGAGGTTCATTGGCATAAAAATGCTCCTTTCCGACGTTCAAGTTCTTTCTCTTCCATGCTTAGCTCCTGTCTGAGTGGGTCAATCGCTCTGAGTCTGATTGGTAATATCTCATCCCAAAAATAAATTGAAAGCGAGTCATTAGAAATTTTTACTATAGAAAAAAGGCGCAAAATTGCATGGTCTTGGTGTGTATGTGATTACAATCAAACCTTGGCCACCTTTAATTGAATTATCAATATTAGCTCCTGCTCCGCCGCCATATAATCCGCCTGTTCCGCCATAACCATAACCCACTGTTCCACCACCACCACCGCCACCTGATCCATAAGAACCATATTCATTTCCATTTCCACCATTGCCTCCATTACTTTGGCCAAAATATCCAGCTAGTGCTCCTCCCCCACCACCACCATTAGTTCCTGGTGAACCATTGCCTGAAGTTAAAGAAGTTCCGCCAGCTCCTGATCCACTACTTGAAGAATTATTTCCTCCGTCTCCGCCAGCACTTGCTCCGCCGTCTGCTCCAATTGTTCCGCCACCATTACCACCGCCACCACCACCAGGAAAAGTGCCTCCAATGCCCCCATTAGCACCAATGCCATTTGGACCACCTGCGCCACCGCCACCAGCTTGACCTTTATGAACAGAATTATATCCACCATTTCCGCCATTATGTCCTAAGGTTCCAGTCCCTCCTGATCCGCCAGCACCACCTGAACTTGAAGTGCCACCAATGCCGCCATTAGCAATCACTGAAGTTCCAAATTTAGTAGCAGTTCCGGAAACCGTATAAGTTCCGCCAACTCCTATTTGAACATTGATTGAACTTTCGCTTGTGTATGGTATAGTACTTTTTCGATATTCGCCGCCACCGCCTGCTCCGCCGGTGCTGACGTCATATCTTGTTCCGCCTCCACCTGCTCCTATACATTCTACAGTGATATTTGAATCGTCAGTAGCAACTCCATGCCAAGTTGTCATACTGGTATCAGTTAAAAATATTTGTGCCATTAAGCTTCTACTCCTACTGATAAAACGTTCCAAGCATTTTCCGTCAGATTATATATACAACCAACATAAGTATATTTGCCAATTGTTGTTGTTGTTGGCAAAGGAATTGAAACAAATGCTTTATAAATTCCATTCCAAGCTAATGTTTGAGCTGATCCATTGTCATAAATTCTTATGATCATTTTTTGTCCGTCATTAGCAGTTCCTGTAGGTGCACCAAATGTAGCGCCAGTAGCTAAAGCAGACACTTCAAATAAATCAGTTGTTGCTGCATTTGGTGTTGGTGTTGAAGAACTTGTGATCGACGTCACTCGAGGAAATGTAAAAATATTTCCGCCTAGAATTATCCATGCTGTTCTAGCTAAAGAATATTGATATACAGTTCCTAAAGCATTGACGTATATTTGACCGTCAGAAGCTCCATTTGGAAATGACATATTACCTACTTTTTAAAGTTTTGAACTAAGACTTTAAGTTGTTCAATTTTTAACAAAATTGACTTTAATTCAGAACAATCAATTTTCTTATTGAATTTAATAGTTTCTTCTTCAATAAGTTTTATTTGATCTTCGATTTTCTGCATTGAATGAGAATTTTGTAACATATTTTGTTCTCCTTATTTATATTCCCTAATACTCATAAAACCATTAGCTCCACTGCCTGCATTTCCACCACCACAACCACCACCACCACCTGATCCAGTATTAGCTACTCCATTTGAGCCATTTCCTGAACTTGATTGACCTACTCCACCAATTCCACCACCGCCTAAACTTGTAGAACCTCCGTCTCCGCCACGATAAGTAGTAGAAATAGTCATTCCGTCAAAACCATTCATTCCTGCGCCATTGATAGTTCCATTTGTTGAAACTGCTCCGCCTGGTCCTCCTCCATAAACAAGATAACCATTTGAAGAAGCTCCTGCGCTACCACCATAAGCTGTGATAGTTGTTAAACCCGTATTGAACGTCGTATTTCCACCATTAGTTGTAGCTCCACCACCTTGCCCAATTGCTATTGTGTATGGACCTGCTCCAACAGAAGTGAATAAATATAACGCATATCCGCCTGAACCACCACCACCTTGGTTAGTATAACCACCTCCTCCGCCACCAGCACCAGCACCCCACATTTCAATAATTGCTTTAGTACAACCAGAAGTTGGTGTATATGAAGTGTTGCCATAAGTAAAAGTTTGAATTCCTAACAAACTAGAAGCAGTTCCTTGGATACCCGTTTGACCTTGAATTCCTGTAACACCCTGAATCCCAGTGTAACCTTGAAGTCCAGTGTATCCAAGTCCAAAACCAGTTTGACCTTGGAAACCAGTCAAACCACGAAGTCCTGTGACGCCCTGGAAACCAGTTACGCCTTGAACGCCTGTGTTTCCTGCAACGCCAGTTTGACCTTGAATTCCAGTAGCTGGTTGTAAACCAGTTTGACCTTGGAAACCAGTTGCTCCATGAAATCCTGTTTGACCTTGAAAGCCTGTAACGCCTGGAACACCAGTTTGTCCTTGAATTCCAGTTGCTGGTTGTAAACCAGTTTGACCTTGGAATCCCGTTTGGCCTTGAACACCAGTTTGTCCTTGAAAGCCTGTAACGCCTGGAACACCAGTTTGTCCTTGAATTCCAGTTGCTGGTTGTAAACCAGTCTGTCCTTGAATACCAGTTTGACCTTGGAAGCCAGTCTGTCCTTGGAATCCTGTGAAACCTGCAACACCAGTCTGGCCCTGCGAACCAGTTTGACCTTGAATTCCTGTAATTCCTTGAGAACCTGTCTGCCCAACTGCACCTTGCAAAGCTGTTGCATTGAAATTCACATGGTCAATTGTTAAGGTTCCTGTGCCCGATGTGCAAGTAATATAAAGTTGTAAATAATCACCATTGTTGAGTGAATCAACGCCTGTCAATGTAACGACCCAATCACCATCACCAGAAGGCGCGTGAACGCTGGCAATATGGTCAGTAATTGCCACGCCATTCTTATACATCTGAATATCAAAAGTTCCATTAGAAATTCCTGAACAATCAACTTCAGCCAACATCTGGTAATTAGCAGTTCCGACGTTGCTGATCAATTTACCATTCGTTGTGTCTGTTGTAAATCCTGTGTTAAATCCAGAAACCCAAGTAACAGTCGAACCCATTAGGGCAGGTGTCCCTGAAACAGCTAATGTACCGCCTGCGGCATATAGCTCGCCTTCAGAACTATTGCCCGGTGATGCAGGTAGTCCTTGAATACCAGTTTGTCCTTGAACGCCAGTCTGACCTTGGGAACCTGTCTGTCCTTGTAAACCAGTCTGTCCTTGAAATCCTGTAACGCCGGCAACACCAGTTTGACCCTGAACACCAGTCTGACCTTGGAAACCTGTAGTTCCAATATTACCGGTTTGGCCTTGTAGTCCTGTTTGGCCTTGAACACCAGTCTGCCCTTGTAATCCAGTCTGGCCTTGAACACCAGTTGCTGGTTGTAAACCAGTAACACCTTGAACACCGGTTTGACCTTGTAAACCAGTTTGGCCTTGGACGCCTGTCTGTCCTTGAAATCCTGTTACGCCCTGGATACCAGTTGCCGGTTGTAAACCTGTTTGTCCTTGAACTCCAGTTTGACCTTGTAAACCAGTTTGTCCTTGGAAGCCCGTCGTTCCAATATTTCCTGTCTGTCCTTGAAGTCCAGTCTGTCCTTGAACGCCAGTTTGTCCCTGAACGCCAGTTTGTCCTTGAAAACCTGTAGCGCCATGAAATCCTGTTTGGCCCTGAACACCGGTTTGTCCCTGTTGTCCTTGTAGTCCAGTTTGTCCTTGAAATCCTGTTATACCCTGGATACCAGTAGCTGGTTGTAAACCTGTTTGTCCTTGGACGCCTGTCTGTCCTTGTAAACCAGTTTGACCTTGAAATCCAGTAACGCCTTGAACACCGGTTTGTCCTTGAATGCCAGTTTGTCCTTGAACGCCAGTCTGGCCTTGAAAACCTGTATTACCTTTAACACCAGTTTGTCCTTGAACGCCAGTTCCACCTTGTAGACCAAATCCTGTCTGTCCTTGAACACCAGTTTGACCAGCAAAGCCTGTGACACCTTGTGAACCAGCACCCAGTTGAACCCAACTATCAATTCCAGTAGCACCAATAAAGACAGCTTCGTCAGTTCTATTCCATAAAAATTCTGGTTTTACATAAGTTCCGTCAGCTGGATATGTTGTACTATCAATGAAGTTGGCGCCATGAGAACCTGTAAAACCTTGAATACCAGTTTTGCCTTGAATACCTGCAGTTCCTGTTTGACCTTGAACTCCAGTGACGCCTTGAATACCAACACCAGGACCTTGAAGTCCAGTCTGCCCTTGAATACCTGTTCCGCCTTGTTGTCCAGCGCCTGGTCCTGTAATTCCCTGAACGCCTGCAACACCTGTCTGCCCTTGAACACCGAAGCCAGTTTGTCCAAGATTTCCTTGAATGCCTTGAATACCTTGAACGCCTGTTTGACCTTGAATTCCAGTCTGTCCAGCAATACCTTGATTACCAACTGTCAGAATATTTCCATTTGAGTCATAGAACTGCCAACCATCGTCTTCATACGTTGCCCACGTATTTGCTTGCATATTAAAAGCGGCTGTCCACATATTATTTGGATTTAAGCCACCAAAATACAAAGCGATTCCTGAAGCATATCCGCCAGCATTGACAACGTTAATTGAACGAACAGTGTGCGTTTTGCCAGAAGGAACTGTATATAGCGCATCTAGAGTAGCAGGCAGAGGCCCTTGAAACAAAGTTTTCAACACTTCTGAGTTGTCAGCATTGTTAACTTCAATGCCTGAAATCGTGACGATGATCGTTGACGGTGTTGAAGATCCGTCGTCCATATAAAGTGGACTAAAACCAAAATCGTAATTAGAACCAAATGGTCCTGCTAGTGGCGCTGCATTTGCTGCTATTCCACCAATAATTGTGTTTTCTTGTAATAGAAGCATTGGTGTTTCCTTATTTGTTGTCTGGGAATCAACTGGATGACGCAGGCTTGACTTTAATCAATAGGTTGGATAATTCTATCCATAGATCATAATTGAAGAAATTAATGGCTTTAAAGAAGGTCCCGCTATTCCTTGATCGCCTTTAACACCTGGAGCTCCAGCAACACCAGGAATTCCTTGAACACCTTGTGGGCCAGTTGGGCCTGTAGGACCTGGTTGAAGCCCTGCAGTTCCAATACCCACAACGTTAGTGATGTCTGAGAACCAAGCTTGCCATGCGTGCGTTGATCGTCCACTTTGATCATGGATTGGTGTATCAAGCGGCGGCTTTGTGAGTTTTATAACTGGTGCAGGAGCATTTTTCTTTGGCATAATTAGTTCAATCCTTAGACGAAGACAGCTGTGATTGTTGCGTTGCTCGTCAATGTCACTGTCGTTGACGCTGAAGTTGGACTTGCAATTACGGCTTGTCCATAAGTCACTTGCCATGACGAGAAAGAATGTCCGCCATTTGGAATAGCAGTGATTGCAAAGGGTGTATTAGGTGGAACAGGAGAACCTGATGTTGACGTAGTTCCATTTGGAGTTGATTGAACAATGAGGACAAAATTTACACCCACAAAACCAGGTGGAGTATTTTGAACCTGTAGAGGTATTGTTTGATTGGGAATTGTTTCATTTGGTCCCCAAAACAGTTCAATTGGCGTAATTTCCAGACTGCTAATATTTCCATCTTGTTGAGCTAGAACAGCTTTAGATTGATCATTGTTCGAGAACCAAGGAAAAGCTCCAAAGATATGAGCATTGACAATCGGATTTGTGTTAGCTGCAATATGGTACGTTTCAACATTGACTGTAATTGATCCAGTCGAAGCATTATACGCTAGCACTTCGCCCCATAGATAATCCTGACCTGACCAGCCAGTATAGAAGAAACCACCTGATTCAGTCACATTCAACCACGTTGCTCTTGAGACTGAAGCTATGATGACAAAGTCGCCAGGCTGATATGTTTGTCCAGTCTGGATGTTAACTGTCTGTTGTCCTAAGGCTTTTTGCCATGTGGAAGTTGTCGCTAAATCAGTTGGAACTGGCGCTAAGTTTCGATAAACAGGATAGTAATAGTGTCCTACAGAATAAGTGACAATATTAAGCATCACAGTGTTCAACAATGTTTGGTATAAAAGCCAATACATATTGTCGCCGCCCATCATCAATGTCTGAATGCCAGTCAATGTGACATTGCCACCAAAACCACCGAAGTTTAGAGCACCAACAGAAAGAATTCCATTGTTGCCAGAAGTTGGAGCTGGCCCAAGCGTTCCGTATTGAATATTTTGATCACCCCATGTATGAACGCCGTTCAAATCCTTTTCATACCATGTTCTAGTGTCAACTCGTGGTGTTGAATTCAGAAGGTCAAATGTCAAAGCATCGTGGTAATTAGCGTTAGTGAACGACACCGATGAACCTTCACGAATGATATAATCTCTTTTCCAGACGTTTGTTGGAACTGTATCGGCGATAGTGCCTTCAGAACTGATTAGATTGAAAGCCAGGTCCGATGAAGCCAAGGCGTTATCGTTATAAATGATATTACCATATTCAACGTTATGTGAGCTTCCTGAACTTCTAATGACATTGGAGACGATCCAATTAGTTTGGATAGTTAATCCGACATCCGCTAGACAATTAGTAAAATTGATATTGTTAATGAAACCGGCAGTACATTCAACACCAGCATTGGTAATACCAACAACAGTCATATTCTTGATATTGCAACTTTCAATTCTATTTCCTGTTGAAGCATTCGTCGTTCCGCCAAAAGATATTCCTGTGGCAGCATTTCTAATTGTGCAATGATCGATGTCTGAATTCATTGTTTCTAATGTGATGGCTATTGTTGCACTTCCAGAACCATCAATGATAAGATCTTGAATCTTTACACCACGAAGTCCACCAATTCCAGTGTTAGAAGTTTCAATAAAATTTGCGCCGCTAGAAATGTATTGAAGATTAGCGTTAAAGTCATTCGCTGGTGATGGGTCAGCGTCAATTTCAAAACTTTGTGTGCCTTTAATCGTAGTTCCAGGCTTTGGATTGATTGTATCTGACCAATATTTCTTTGTTGAACTAAAAACAACTTCGCATCCGACAGAACAAGAATCAAAAGTCTTTTGAATTGCAGTTGTATCATCAGTTCCATGAGCATTGTTCAAAAAACTTCCATCACCTTTGGCGCCAAACCATTCAGGATGAATTTCTGTGATATTAGCTGAAAATGTGACGTTAGCTGTTGATTGACAAATGAAGTGGTTGCCTTCATCAGTGATAATTGGATCTAATTGAAGAGAATAGTTAGACCATTTCAATTGGGCATTGCTATCAAATCTGACTTTCACTGTTAGAGAAGGATTCGACGCAAGATAAAATACGCCATTAGGAACGAATAACTGCCATCCTGCTGAGGTTGCATAAGCATTAGCTGATTGAAATGCATTGAAGTCGTTCTGAATGCCATCGCTATAAGCGCCATACCAAAGAACATTGATTTCACTATTGGCAATACGATACCAACGTCCTGTTCCAACTGTTGGAGCAATGATCATTCCGCCATCATCAGTAGTAGTTGAACTTGAATTAAAACTAAATTCTCCGCCTCCGCCATCATTAGCGACATAATATCCAGCAACATTTGCTGTTGCATTTGATAGATCACTTGTGTTGATCGCCTTCAGATCAGCGATTGTGTTGCAAGAAATGACTGTGACATCACTTGTTGAATTGATATTGTCAACTGTAAATAGAATCGAACCATCGCTGTTCTTCAAAATGTATTTATACGATAGATTGCTATCAAGCCAGACATTGGCACGACCGCCAGCATCTAGAACAATAGGATTTGGATTAGAAGAAGATCCTGTTGAGTCAGTGAACGTCGCCAATGGGTTACTTGTGCCTGCTTCATAAGTGAACAACAGGCAATTAGCCATTGGAACGCCATTGTTATCAATGAACTGCAGTTTTGGATACGGACTGAGAACTATCATAGTAGATCCTTTATTGTTGTTGACCTATTTGTCCTAATGTCATATACGGATTTTGTTGATTAACAATACTACCTTGAAAGCTTTTCGCTAAGGGTGTTCCTAATTTTCCAAGGTATTGTGTTGCTGGTAATGTTACCATTGTTGAAGCAGCAGGAGAACTTAATGCTGTCATTCCCCCAATATGACCTGAAGTTAACATATCAAGCATAGGTCCAAGAGTTGCTTTTCCTGTTGAATATTTTGGCAACAGAGCAAGTTCGCCACCTCCACCTTTTGCTTCTCCAATTTGTCTTGCCATCTTAGCATAATTAGCGGCTTCTAAAAAATCTGGTGTTTCAAAAACATCTTGATAGTTTTGTAAAAATTTCTGTTGTGTAGTTTTATTTCCATTCAAAATATTCTTGATAAAACTTTCAGAATTTACTGCTTGTTTATAATCACTTCCGCCGATCATTTTTTTGATATCGTCAATTGTATTTAATTTGTTTGAAGCGTCTTTCATTAGATCAGCATAAGGAGTATTATCAGAAGCATCTAGTAGTGACTGACGAATATCGTCTCTTAATCCCTTTAATTGTGAAATATATTCGCCAGTTCCTAATTCACCAGTTTTAGGACCATATAAAGTTTGATCTAATTGTTTTCGATAATCCCATAGTTGTGAAGGGTCAATATTTCCATCAGGGTCTGCTAATTTACTTAAGGCATCAGCTTGATTGACCAATTTATCACCAACAGCTTGTAATTCAGGAGTCTTATATCCAGAAGCTTTTTGTAACATTTTATCGGTCATACTATTGATATTAATCGGTGGCAGATTTTGAAGAGCTCCTTGAATTTCTTGCGCTCTAGGAATTTGATTATAAGCATCCTGTAAAGATTTAACAAATTGTTCGCCGATTGCTGCTTCTTGTCCTGATTGAGCAGCCATTTTAGCTCGTTCTACGGGATTTGTTGCTGCTCTTAAAGTTTCTTCTGGCACACCTGATAATCCTGAAGCTAATTTTCCTGCTAACATATCAGGAAGTCTGACCGCACTTTCAATTGCAGCGCCTGGAGCTCCTAAAACTATGTTTGCTCCTTGAATTGCTTTTCCAACAATAGGAAGTTGTGCCCCAGGAATTTTAGCAGGTAAAGCCATTAAACCAGCATTTGTCAATTCAGATCCTGTTTGAAATCCTTGTTGTTGTTCTGGAGTTGGCTGATAAACATAGTTTGATTGTCCAGGTGTAATAACATTATTGATTGCTTGACCAGCTGCTGGCGAAACAACGCCAACAGCATTTCCAATAATGCCAGGAATATTTCCTAAAGTAGCTCCTAATCCTTTTACCATTCCCATTCCTGTTTGTGGAATAGTTTGAGGTTGCATTACTGCGTTGCCCATTGTCTTACCAACATCAAGAGCTGTGCTTTCAATTGAACCAGGAGCTGGATAAGTTTGTCCACCAAGTCCTGTAACATATTGGCCAACGCCTTTGACAACATTTCCTGCACCTTGGATTGCTCTAGAAGCAACGCCGCCTACACCGCCAGGAACCCAATTTGTTGATTGTTGTTCTGGAGCGTTGTTTGTTGTCGGATCATCGTCAAAAGTTTTCCCAGAACTACGCCAAGTTTGTAAAGCTTGTGTAGCTTCGTCACGACTATAACCACGATCAGATAATTGTTTCAAAAAAGTCATTCTATCCATGATTTACTTCTTCTTTGGTGGAAATAGTTGATCTAATGCTGCTTGATCAGCTGCAGTCATTCCGCCTTTGGACTGTCCATTTCCAGCAGGACTTCCATGAGCTAAAGCATTATATCGATCGATGACCGGTTTAGCAGTTAATTGAATGCTACGGTTATAAGGCCCCATTTGTGCAGGAAGTTGTTGAGCCCTAGGATCACCTTCAGTTCTAATCACGTCTTTAATTTCACCAATTTGAGCTTTGCTTAACATTGGCTGACCTGAAGCCGTTAAATTCTCAGCAAATTGACTAATCTTGCTTAAAATTGTTGGTGGCGCCTCGAATCCGGCTAATTTAGATTTAATTGCATCAAGTTGATAAGAATTAACATTGCCAGATTTCATTAGATCTAACGCATCAGCATAACCATTGAGCAATTGCATATTTTGTCCAGCAGGTGAACGCATACTTGGTGGTATTTTCACTGTTCCAAGATCAACGCCTGGATAGACAGGTTCAGAAGATCCTGTTCCGCCTGTTTTGTCAAGTTCTTTCTGACGTTCAAGGTTCAATTTGCCTTGTTCAATTCCAAGTTGTTGATTCTTATATTGTTGTTCTGTATTTGCTTTTTGTTGTTCGATATTTGTTTTAATTGTGCCAGGAGCATTTTGGTTGATTTGATACCAACCTTTTTCTTCATTGTAAAGGTTTTGCATATACTGTTGTGGATTAGCATCATATTGTTCAATTGGTGGAATAGTCATTGCATCATCAACTTTTCCCATTTGAGCAGCAGCAATTAAACTAGCCACATGTTGTCTTGTATCAGCAACTTGTTGTGGTGTTGAAAGTTTAGGAAAATATTCAACACCTTGATAGTTATTAGACGTTGGATCTGATGTATGAATTGAAGTTCCATTTGGATTATAACCAGAAACATAAGTTCCGGCATTGTCTAACGTAGTATTAAGCAATGAATGAGCTAAACCACTAACAGCATTAGTATGTTGAAGAATTTCATTTTGATGTTGTGTGACTAACGCTTGTGTTCGTTCCTGTCCTTGAGCGGCAAAGTCTTGTGCACGAGCTTGGTAAAATTGATTGACTGCAGCTGACTGACGATATTGTTCAGCAGCTTGAGGATCAACTTGAGCAATAGCATTATATGTGTTATTTAACGCAACATTAGGATCTTGTGGCGTTGGTTGATTTTGTTGTGCTTGTGTTTGATCAGCTATAACTTTCCTGACCTGAGCTGCTCGTTGATCAGCTTGTTGTTGTTGTTGCATACCATATTGGCTTTGAGCCAGCTGTTGTTGACGTAAAGCGGCGTCAGCATTCAAATTACCAATTGTGGCATAACGTTGAGCATTCTCAACACCAGGCACACCAAATTGATAGCCAAAATTAGTAGGTTGAATGTTCGGAACATCTATTGGCATATTACACCCCTGTTTATTTGCGTTATTCTGATGGCATAGATGAAGTATCTAAGCTATAATTGCCTGCTTGCAAACCACCAGTTCCATTGGCGTTGTCACCAGTTCCGCTATTGCCGCCACCAAATAATGAACCTAAGTTAAATCCGCCACCTCCACCACCGCCTGAACTTCCACTGGAACCAAACATTTGGCCGATGCCATTTCCAATTGCGTTAGCTTCGCCCATAATAGCTCCAGCATTAGCGTTTCCTTGAGCGATGTTTAAACCTGCCTGTGAATTTCCTTGTTGTGTGCTTAATCCGGTTAAGTTGTTTGCAGCCGATTGACCAATTCCTGCTAATCCCATATACTGTTGATATTTTTGAGCTAATTGATTAGCATTAAAATTACGTTGGTCTTGATATGTTTGTAATGCTCGTGCATAGTTCTGTGCATACGACTGATTGGCTAAATTAGATCCATATGCATTTAATGCTTTCATCGTTGAACCACTAAACAAATTTCCTAACGATGAAGCTTGAGACTGAATATTTCTATTACCACCTGTTAATTGAGCCTGATATGCTGGATCTTGTTGATAGTTATATTGGAAGTTCGATGTTAATGGCGCTTGATTTGCTAAATTTTGTGCGCCACCTAATCCAGTTTGTCCAGCTGCTGAGTAGGGTTGTTGGTAACCAGCAGCCGTTCCATAATACTGGTTTAAAGTATTTGAAGCGTTTCCAATTGCCGCATTCTCTGCTTGAGCAGCAGCATTGTTGCCCCAAATGCCAGTGATCATGTTGCCTAATCCACCAATTGCGCTTCCATAATCTGCTGATCCCATAGTTTTATCCTTTGTTATCTTCCTTGTACTGCATTAGCGTTTTCTATAGACAAATCCCCACGAGCACTGATCAAAACACATTTAACAGGATCTGTAACTGTCAATTTAAAGACGCGATCTCTTGAATATCCTAAGCGATGCCAGTGAAGTCGTGTTTTGTATTGGCCTTTGCCACCAAAACGTCCCCAATATTCATTCGACCAAGTAAATCCGCCATCATCAGACCATTGAAGAAAAGCAACTGGATCTGAACCTTGTCCATTGCCATCTAACCCAACGCCACGTTCAATATCGACTTCAAATTCTTTGAAGAATATTCTTCGACGATCATTATGGATATGAGGACCGGTTCTTACTCGTCTTACTGTTTCGCCATTATCAGTGTATTGATCTAAGTCAAGGGAATAGATTTTGCCATTTCGATAATCGCCAACGTAGTTCACCTGATTGAATAAACAATGTGTGTTAGGCAAATATCTTTCAAATTGTCCAGTGAATTTGTTCCAATAAGCTCGTTCATGCCATTCACCAGTTGAAGTGTCATAGACAAACGTCTTATTGCCTTGAACAAATGACAAAACATAAAATTCATGGCCTTCTTGTGTGTATGTAAATGCAATTGCATCCTGAATATTAGGAAGACTTTCAATCATATGATCTATAGAATTTGTGCTGATCACATTTGGTTGATAACTGGTTGTCATCCAGACCTGACCATGACCAGCTGCGGAACTTCCAAGAAAGAAAAGATTTGCGCCATTAGTTGCTACTGAATTAGGAGCAACTGTTCCATTGTTCATTACAGCACCATGGATTCGCATAAAAGGATTATCATCAGTAGCACCACTTGGTTGATACCAAACTTCAATGCTTTGTTCCCCAATCAACCATAGTTCGCCATGAATAGTAGCAATTGTTTTTAGGTAATCTCCTGTAGATTCTTTTGTGTAGAATCTCGTCGAACCAGTAAAGATATTGACAGACCAATTATTCGTTGTTGTTCCGCTAAATGATGTGATGTTAATAATTAAAGTAGCAGTAGCTGTATCATAATTTTGGCTTATCCCTTGTAAATAACCATTAGAAGAAGTGATTGTCAAATAAGTTCCATTGGCAATGTTAGTCAAATTAACTGCCGGTTTACCTTGAGAATCTAATAGAACGACAGTGATAAGACCAGTTTGCATTGCAATTGGTGAACTTATAGACCAAGTCTCGTTTAAATCGCCCCAATCTAAACCATCGTATAATTGTGAATACCTAAATCGACTTGATGTTAGTTCATTGATAATGAAATAGCCATTCATAAAGATTACTTTTGAAGCCTGAACAAAAGTTGGATCTATAATTTGTTCAAAAGAGTTATTTGTTAAATTAAAATTGTAGCCAAATTGTCCGTCAACGATAACAATTCCAAAACCACGGCCAGCGCCATCACCACAATCGGCCATCGAAACAAAACCTTGATTAGTAAGTAATGTTCCACGATAAATTTCCGTTCCTGTTGTTGTGAATTCAGATAGTTGATTACCAATAACTGCAAACATTCTTCCAGTAGTTGTTGTGTATGTCTGCCGAACAATGCCTGAAGCTGAAGAAGTCACAAATTCTGTAAGACCAGGAGTGGGATATAAAACTTTAGTTGATTTTGAAGATTCAGCTTGTCCAGAATAAATAGTTGTTGACGACATCATGTTGAACTTCACAGTCGCAAGATATTCCAAATAAAAGTTGATCGTCTCCTGTCCATCAACAGAAGACGATCTTCCTTTGTAAGCTGATCCAATGAATGGAAGTTCCATGTTAGTACCTGTCGGAATAGCCGGGAGTGGGCATTAGGACTTTCTGGGATTTAGCGTCTCTATTACCAAGGAGAATGTATAACTATTTACAACTTTTTAAAATAGACGTAAGTCCTTATCACTACTAATATCTGTCACTATAGATATTATACATCCGCCTCGGGACAAGCATTGGATCTGTGGACATTAGAATTGATTCGCGGTTTTCACGTTTCAAAATTGTCTTAGTTTCAGTTGCTTTCATCGTAACTAATGGACTAATCGCTTGTCCATATTCGCCAGCTAGATCAACAGCTAGATTATATGCTAAAGCTGTTTTATAACCAGGTGGCAAACAAACAATATCAGTGAGGTTCAAATACTTTGTGATCTGATGCCAGTGAGATAAACCAAGAACATAGTTTCTGGTAGGAATTGGCCATAGATCAATTTGTCCATAAGGCCATGTTCGAACGTAATGAATGTATTTTGGATAAGTTGTCGGCAAGAATTTCTGGAAGATATCTTGATATCGATCATTGGGAATTAATTCCAGTTTGTAGTCGTTCAAATATCCGGAAGAATTATCTCGAGCAAAAGCCGATTCGATTTTGATCGGCAACATAGTATCAAAGTCTTGACTTGGATCTGGACCAATTGTGTAAGAACCTTTTCCAGCAATAATCTGAAATAGTTCATTTTGTATATAGTAAACCATCAACTTTTCATTGGTCCATGATTCTATCATCCAGTTAAGAACTTGTAATGCATCAGCAGCTTCTGGCCCATCAGCTGTTTCACCAGTTGCAAGAACGCCTAATAATCTAAGCGCTCGACGAATAATGTCTAAGATAGTTGTTGGCGGAATCAATGTTCCATCATTACAAACGATTGGCTCTGGAACAGGAGCTCCGTCATCCATATATAATGGACTAGCACCAAACGCATAGTTGCTTCCAAATATAGCCATTATGACCTCGTTAATATAGTACTTTGTCCTGTGGATGAGCTAAATGAGCTGCACGATGATCACAGTCAAGCCAAACTTTAAAACCAGCCGCTTTGGCGTTCATACAAAAACTGATATCTTCAGCAACAACTTCTTGGCAGTCTTCGACTCGAATAATGTTATGAGTCCAATATGGATATTCAAGAGTTTCGAAGACGTTCTTCTTAATTAACAAACAACCTGCGCCAGTCCAATCAACTTCTTTTAAACCTGTTTCGTAGAACTTCAAACGTTTTATCATTGGACTATCGCCAGGAACTTTATCCCAATGACCAGCAACTAATAAGTCATTCTGACCATTGCGGTCGCCGTATGCTGCACAGATAATGTCTTTATCCCAAGTTATAAGAGCATGGATTGTTTCAGCTGAGAACGACATATCCCAATCCATCGCAAGATAATAGTCATAAGGCATTGTCTGCTTGATTTTGCCGCCGTTCAAACATGGAACTGCTAAAGACGAAGAATTTCTTCCGCGGTAAATGCAGCCACCATTAATTTGGATAACTTCAAATTCATGTTTTTTACAAGCTTTCAGACGTTCGAGCGTCTGCTGAGTTTCGTCTCGCAATTTGCCATTAAAGCTTGGAAGTCCGACCCTAATTTTCATTGTTGTTCCTTATGGTGTTACGATACAAACATAGCCACCTGATCCATTGATCCACAACATTCCTGAAGTTAGTCCAGCACTTGAAGTAGGAAGATTAGCAATTGTCACATAGCCGTTTGTAGCAGGTTCTATAAGAATTGAACAAGCAGATCCAGAATTAGTTTGAATATTAATTGATCCACTATCAATCTGAATAACACCACCTTCAGCAGAAGTCATATTTGTCAGACCGTTCCCGGCAATAGTAACATTGTGGAAGACGCTGGTCAATGAAATATTTCCAGTGCTATCTGTGGCTAACTGAGCAGTATCTACATCATTAACATTTCTACATATTCTAAGTGAACCAACTTGGTTTGAATCAGTGTACAGTACTACTTGACCTGTTGTGTAACCGATCAACGACGTTGAATTGCTTGAATCACCTTGCAACACTAATCGATAATGCTGGTGACCATTAACAGTATCTTTAGTAGCAATGTTAGTACCAACACATAAAGTATCAATTATGTCTTCGTTCCATTGTGTCTCGCGTTGACCCCAAGGAGCAGGAGTTGAAGCGTCGTTAATATCAAATTGTTTGTAGTTAGTAGACATTTTTAGTCCTTTCTTTCTAAATATTTAATTGCGCTATTTAAAATAGCTCGGCGCTCTTAGTCTTTTACGTATTCGGTAATGGGCACGCTGCATTCGCCGGAAAGCAAGCGAGCACTTGTACTGTCAACGACTATTTCCGCATGCGGATCGCAATTGTCGTTTAGAAACTTAACCAACGGACGAGCAAGAGCCTCGAACTGTTCCATCTGTTCCTTCGTTACCATGTATTCCTCCTGGTGTACTTGCATCGTTAATGTCAAATCCTTTGTAAATCAATGACATATAAAATCTCCTTTGTTAACCACAATCAACACAATCATTTGGCGAAGTTCTTCGTCGTTTCTTTTCTTTTGGAATTACAATAGCGTCCTGTGGTTTACTTTGGTTAATAGCTATTTGTTGAGCGATTAATTGATCCTTAGCTTCTTCTTCTAATTCTTGTTGTTTCTTCTTATTAGCTAAAGCTATTAGAACTAGTTCATTTGCTTTAGCCACAACTGAATCCATGTCAACTTCTTTAGCAGAAGAATGTTGTTTGACAATTTCTTCTTGAGCTTCGTTATAAACTGTTTTCCATGTTCCATCAGGAAAATTAATGCATTTCGGATATTGATTGCAATCTTCACAAGGCATTTTTAATTCCTTTGTTCGCAGTTCTTTGGGTTGAACTGTCGTTAAACCAATTTTTCTAATTGAGCGATTGAAGATTTAGAAATAGTATGAAGCGTATTAAGATCTTTAATAATCTCTTTAATACTTCTAGGATCTTCTTTTTGTTTTAGTTCAATTAGATATTTATGATAATTTCCAATGTATTCTTTCTGTCCGACATGAATCAGATTGATTCGTGGTTCGATCCAAATTTTTTCACCTGATTCTCGAACCTTTTCACAAAAGACAACGTCTTCACCATAACGTAAAGCGTTTTTAATTTTGCATTCAAAATAATTATGAATGACTTCACCTTTTTCATTATAGTAGCATTGTCCTTCTAAATTAGTTTTGGATAAGATATTTGAAAAAATTTCTTTCTTAATTCTTAGAAAAGCTCCACCAACAAAGTCCGCTTCAATCAAACCATGTTTTGCATCACAAACTGGTGTTCGATCTTCGTGAGTTTTAATAACCGTAGCCCAGCTATCTGGATCTTCGTTCTTAAAATGCCCTACACCAGCCGTTACACCATAAGGGCTTTGAAGTAGTTGATAGAAACCTTCAATATCCCATCCCATATCTGCGTCGATGAAGATCAAATCAGTGCAATCAGAATTCATAAACCGAGCGCATAAAGCGTTACGAGCCCGGTCTATGAATGTATCTCCGCTTTCAGTGAAGTATTCCCATTCGATTTTCGCTAATGTGAGTACTTTCAATGTGAGCGTCAAAGAATTAATGTATTGAACAGTTGCTGTCCCATTGTACATGGGTGTTGCAATTGCAATTTTCATGTTATCCCTTTCGTAGATGAACTACGGATTTAGTCCTGACGATATGCATCAGTGCATTTATTGCAATTGGTTAAGCAATCAGACCAATTCCACCTTGCTGAGCGCTGAGTGCTGTAACAATAGCATTAACATCAGCAACAATTGCATTAGCCTGCGCGGAAGTAAATCCGTAAGCAGACGTAGTTGCTACGGTTGTAGCTACCAAAGCAATCGTTGACGCCTGAACGACGGGTGTTGCGCCGTACATTCCGATTTTGTCTGTAGCGCTAACGCCGAGATCAGAACCAGAAGGAGATCCTTCCCCAATTCTTTCGATTCCATTAGCACCAAAACCTACTGTCGAAATAGTCATATTGCCATCCTTTGTAAGAAATTTGTGAACAATGAAATAAGAAGTGAAGACAGTTTTTAGTTGTCTTCACTTAGAACCCTGGTGGTTACTTATCGGACAGAATCAAAGTAGCAACTTCAGGTCTGATCGTTGTCCAACCATACAGAACATCAATACGACAAGGGAGGTTGTCGTTATTGATATCGTACTGACGGATGATCCTACAAGAAATGCCATCATACACTTCACGAGCTGCAAAATCGACGCCTTTCGGCATAACCAAGTCCGCAGTCACGAGTGTGAAAGCGTCTTTGTGATGAGCCATATTAGTTGTGTAGGTCGAAGAAGCAGCTCCAACAAATGTTAACTGAGCGCCTGCATCAGGAGAAGCTGTAACAGTCTGCGTTGCGCCAGTCAAAATGATCGAAGGACTGATGTTCAATGTCACATATCCACCAGCAGCAGCGGTAGCAGCAGTAACAACGAAAGTCTGAGCTACGCCTGTGTCCTGTTTCGTTTCAGGGTTGACTGTGTTGACCGCAGTTCCTGAAGTAACGTAGAACAGGTCACCAACTGCGAAAGTATGCGTTGTGGCATTTGAACAAACAAGCTGATTGCCGGACTGGTTAGCAGTATAGACAGTTGTTTCACCAGTAGCAACACGAGTTCCACAAGTATGTCTCTGAACATTCTGGTCCATGTGGAAATCAAATCCTAACGAATTTCCCATTTCACCTTTGTGGTACTGTTCGGAGATCAAATCCTGAGGATTGTACAAGCCGCTCAAACCTGCAACCGATGTAGCCTGGGCGTAAGGACTAAGTACAATGGCTCGTTCATCAAGCGGCGTGTTATAAATCGACAACTGAGCGCCGGCATTCAAGAATACGCCAGGCGATTTGTTGTTTGTAGCATCACCAAGATCGTAAGCAGGAGCACCAACCCAGTTATACACGTTGTTGTTCAGTGCAAGACCATCAGCGTCGATCGTAGAAGCCAGAAGCAAAGCAGCCGGCTTGATGTACCTGTCGGAGAAGTCGTCGATTGTCAATGTGAGATCGGCGGAACTGAACCGCATGTCAACGCCTTTTTGCGTTGTACAGTTAACAGTTACGTAATCTTCAGTTGTGTCTTGAACCTGAATCGCTGCACCAGTACGAACCTGATAACGGTTAGGCTTTCTAACCCTCAAGCTAGGACCGATCTTACCGGACATTGTCGCGCCGGAGTTCGCGAAGTCTGAGTTGTACTGTCTATTAATAGTCTTCGTAAAAGTCAAGTTTGCGTGAAGAATCATCAAGAATTCACGCGTAATCGCAGTTGGGGACAGAAGTGTATTAGCCATTATAAGCCATTCCTTTCAAATTATGTTTTACGTTGTAAAGGCTTATTCCGGGCGAATTTTTGTTCGCGTCGTTTTTTCATCCAATCGTCGATTGGGGCCTTTGCATCGTTGAAATCAAGTTCGCCTGTTGTAGTTCCACCAGCATTTACTGGTTTCACAGGAGCAGGAGCCTGTGATTGTTTCTTCGGTTCAACCTTCTTTTTAGAAGCTAATTCAGTTTCAAGCTTTAGTTCTAATCTTCCGATTGTTCGAGCTGCAGTGCCTGAACTCATATTGTTCAAGGCATTCGCTTCGTCTGGATGACTAGCAAGATAATACCTAAGATTCGGTCCAAGATCTGAAGTGACAATTGCATCGAGTACTGCCTGATGTTTGATCGGAATATCAGCGTTTTCTGCGATAACTTCGTCGTAATCTGGTATTTCTTGTCTAACTTGAGCTTCTTTAGCTCTAAAACTTTGTTCAGCTGAACTTTGCTGAGCATGGACAGTTGCTTGACGTTGGACTTCTGGAAGTCGTTCATTCAACTTGAAGTCGGTGAGCGCTTCCATATAAGATGAGTCATCATTAAATTGTCGACGATCAGGTTTCGGTTGGGACACTTGCTGCTGTTGATTACCATTGACACGAGTTGCCAACTGATCAAGTTGGGCTTGCAATGCATAATTTCTAGCAGTAAGTTTGTCGATCCTTTTCTGAAATCTGTCGCCATGCTTAGGCTCTTCAGTCTTTTCCTTTTTGTCGCTGTCAGTAGTCGGTTGTTCTGTCTTCGTTTCTACTGGAGCGGGTTCTGAAGTGCTTGACGCATTTTCTGATGACGTCGGTTCTTCTACTTTAACTTCTTCTACTGCTTGTTCTTCTGACATAGGATGCTCCTACGGATTAAGCCTAGCCATCGGACTAGTGCGTTGGTGTAATCTATTGGCCCATTGGATTCTGGTTGGCCTGTGTGCCCCCAATGAATCCAGGTTGTGTCTGTTGAGGTAAGACCTGCCTGACTGGTTGAAGGTTTAAATTCACTGGCGCTGGTTGTGTATGTCTTTGAAGATTCTGGTTCATTTTATGAAGATCAACGCCATGCTGAACTGCCTGTGTTAAGAAATCATGTTGATTGTTCATATCCGCTCGATCAAGTTCTGTTTGAGCTTTGATAATCGTCTTCTGAAGTTCAACATCACGATCCATAGACTTATCTTTAAGTTGAGCTTCCATTCCTTGGATGATCTGCTGCATTTGCATATTTTCTTGCATTGTCTGTTGATGAGCTTGCATCAGCTTTTGCATATCACCAACCATTTCTTGAATTTGGCTAGGCGTCATTTTACCACCAGGATTTGTAGTATCAACAATGACGCCAGGATTGGTGTTCTGAATCATGCGTTTAAGACGATCTGCAGCTTCATCAGATAATGGAAAATCCAATTGTCTCATAAGAATATCTGCGGTGATTGTACCAACTTGTGGCAAAGCTGTGATGATGTTGATCAAATTCTGAGCTGTTTCTACACGCTTTGTTTCGTATGTTGGTCCAACATCAACAAGAATTTCATATTCACCAACTGACATATCGTATATCTCATCCTGATCTTCAGATTCTTGATTTAGCTCGACGATTTTGTCAGTCATATCTTCACCCAAGATACGCACAGTTCTTGCAGTGTCGTAGATCTTCGGAATCATGTCAACAAGAATACGTCCTAAGTGATGAGTAGCGATTTGCATATTAGCCATGAAGTGATAATTACTGTTATCGCCTTCTTTCTGACGAGCAATGATTGCACGACCTGAAGTTTCATTGCCAGGAGCGCCGAGACTTGCATCAAAAACGCCTGTGACTGCTTTTAGATTGTCAACAGCCATTGACATGCCTTGGAGAACACTAGCGCCAGCATCAGCAGGTTGAGTTCTTTGAGGTGGCGGAACTGTTTGACCATCTAATGAAGTCGGTTTATAGACAAGAACTGCGTGATTTTTCTGGTTAGCAGTCTGCCAATCTGATTTGAAGTCTTCGATTTGCCCTTCTGCAGCAACCCATGGAGCACGAGGCGCTAAAGCCACAGATTCAGCAAACGATGAATACATATAATTGAACATTCGTTGTGGATCTTTAGCGAAACGAATCATAGAAATATATGTTTTTACACCATTTTCGTTGATTTCTTGTCCTAAAACGGGAATCACTGGAATATATTTACCAACCCAATCCCGTCGTTCTAAAATATCATACTGTGTGAGCAAATACCATTTGATTTCGTGTGTTTCAATATCTCTAGTTCGAACAACGTCTTTAGGATTCTTTGGTTTTTCTTTTGTTGTAGTTCCATCACGAAGTAAATATAGTTTTTTAGTGTCATAAATAACGTCAAAATATTCAGCGACATAAATATAGTCTTTAGAAATCCAGTTTGGATCACCGGTTCCTTGAAGTTCATAGTTATCTGTTTTGACGTTCGGATATTTGCGATAGAATTCTTCTTTAGACATCTTCGATCGGATAAAACAAAATGGAGCATCAGAATAATCTAACTGACGACATAAATGAATAGGGAAATAAACCGCAAATGGATTCTCACATCGATCGATTTTGATGATCTGATCAAAAGATTCGTCATTACAATAGTCAGTCAAGACACGAATATAACCAAAACCATTCACAACCTGATATAACGATGCAGTGTCAAGAGCTGTTTTGGCATCGCCGTTCGTCATAATTGATCGAACTAAGCCGTCAACTACAGAAGCGTTGTCTTTATACTGATCAGCAGTTGGACGAATTTTGATTGCTGGTCTGTTCTTTCTCATATCATTGACAATTTGATTGACGAAAGCAGGTAGTCGGTTGACAGTCATTGCAGGACGTCGATCATCAGCCCTATCTTTGATGATAGATTCTAGCCATTGTTGACCATTAATGAAAAGCACGTCTTCTAATGCTTCCGCACGAATCTTATCAGAAGCGTCAAGACATTGTTTAAAACGTTCTATAGCAACACTAAGAATGCGTTCGTCAGATCCTGGCTCCCCTTCAGCATAGGGATAAGGATCATCGGCCTTCGTTGTGCCGCCAGAACTGATTTCATTTGTTGTTGTTGACATTAGTTATCCTGTTTTCCTTTAATATGCTTAACGAATTCCGTGTATAACTCTTCAATTGACTTATCTTGTGCATCAGGTTCCTTTATACGTTCTTCTAACCATTTTTCTGCAATGCCATCAATCAAATCAAGGACTTCAGGTGATCTCTGTTGAATTTTTCTTCGTTGTTCGCGATTCATGGATAACTTTCTTGTTCACGATTCATGAACTATGAACTTAATGTGGACGTACTTTTGCTAATGTTTTTGCTAGACTGGCTTGTTTCTTAGTATGTGTAGAAGCTTTCGATCCTTTGGCTAAAACTTTAGAAGCAAAGCCAGCTGTTGATTTATGAGCGGCTTTAGCTTTAGCTGCAAACTGTCCATGTGCATGAGCGACGGCTTTCTGAATCCACATTTTAGAATGAGTTTCGAAATGTTGACCGGCAGCCATATTATGAATAGCTGCTTTCTGAAGATGATCTGCAGCTGATTCGTGATCATGATCTTGAACCATTCTTGCAGCAGACATATGATCGCTAGCTGCTTGAAGATGTTCTTGAACAGGCAATGTTTTAATCGACATTGTATTACCTGGGGCGGCGTTCGGACCTTTCAATGCAGGCGAAGTTTCCATTCGTTTTTGGACGAACGTCTTCATTCCAGGTGTGCTATAAGCTTCTTGCATTTGTTCCTCCTACTTACGTTTCTCTTCAGAACGTTTATTGACGTATTCTTTCATGCCCTTAGAACTAAATCCATGCCCATGTTTATCTGAAACATGATAAGGAAGTTTCTTGCCTTTTTGTGTATGAGCGGCGAATTCCTTCGCCACAGCTGGTTCATGGATAAATAAATAGGCGCGTTGAGCTTCAGATTTGAAAGGCATTTTGGTAACTTTTGTTAAGATTGTGAAATTGGTTATGCTGACATCCAGCCAACGCCAGCATTAGTATTATTCCAATTGAATGATTTATCCATTGATGATGTTCTAGGTTGTCCTTGGTCACCTGGTGACTTATAACGGTGGTTATCCATTCCTGCGTAACAAATCCTTATTGCGTCTGACATATCTTTGTATCGAGCGTCTTCAGTTTCTGACTGTTCTTGCAATCTGTGGTTCTTTAAGGATTCAATGACGTTCTTGCACCACGGAGCGACGTAAAGTTTAGGATAATTGAAACTGTTGATCGGTTGAAGAACATTGTATTGTAAATCTGTTGTGATCCTTGATCGCATCGTATCGATTGTGACTTCAGCTGGACTTGTGAATATCAAACCGCCGTTCTCACGTTTGGCCATTTCAGAAACAATTCCTTGAGAATCGTTTACATAGCTTGCTGATCCACTGCCTTTTGCAAATCGAGTATCAATCATACGTTTTGTGATCTTAATTTCTTGTCCGTCTTTAGCTTGAATTTCTCGAGCTAAATCTTGTAATGAACCAGTATATAATAGTTTAGATCGAAGTTTGTGGAAATAATCTCCAAGATCATTGTATGTCGGATATTCAGCATAAATCCACTTGATCAGATCTTTTGTGCCTGGTTTCTGAAATAAAGCCAACCAAATACAAGCTGGGTAATAGTGGGAAGCTGGATCCATGGCCATGAAAAAATTGCCAGTTTGTTTGACGATGTTCCAATCAAAATCTTTGACATGAACATCGTATTTGAAATCTGGCCAAACTAATCTACCTACGCCAATCGGTTGTCCACCCCAGATGTTCTTGGCTTCATGAGGTCTGAATGCGTAATCTTGGTCTTTTTCTTTCTTAAGAACTTCTGGGAAATAAGGATTGTCTTCCCAAGAAGTTAATTTAGTCCAACAATCTGCAGGAGGTGATTTAACAAAACGCGTGTATGTTGGATCGTCTTCATATTTCGTATTGAATCGAATCAGGATCTGTGAATTTTCTTTACGAACTGTAGGAAGTAATATTTGCCAACTATCTTCTGAGACTGACTCGGCTTCTTCAATATCTGCAATGTCGATGCCTTCTAAGCTCTTGATCTTGTTGACGTTTGCATGAAGACCTTCAAATAGAAAATTTGAGCCATTCGTCAAACAAACAATTGAATTATCAGTAATTTCAAAATACTTAGTTAGTCCTAGAAGCTCGATTTGATCTGATAGAAGACGATGAATGGATTCTTTGATTGATCGTTGAAATTCTCTAAAACAAGCAATACGAACTTTAGATTGTAATGAACGATAAATCAGATATCTTGCACAAGTCCAGCTCCTTGCTGCTCCACGTCCGCCATAATAACAATAGTAACGATGATGTTCAGTAAGAAGTTCTTTATAAGCTTTTGGAATTCGAAGGTCGATTTTCATTCAAACGTGACCTTGAAGTCCAATTTGTTATCAGGTTGGCCGCCGATGTTCAAATCTTGTTTGTCTGTCCAGCCGGCGTTTTTGAGCCAGAATATAGCACCGGTCGCGTACTTACTACCAAGCAACGCTTTTTCATAACTGATTGCTATTCTTGATCTTGCGGATTTTATGATGTGACAAAATTCTGCATTTTTTTCCAGATGATAAAAAGCTTGACGATCGCAGAAACCAAGATACAGAACTAAGCCGTAGATCGTCGGAGCGGCGTCAGGCGCCAATTGATTGAAGTATTGGTCGATCTTCGCTTGCAAAGCTTCTGCTGTCTTATAACGGGGCGGGCGGCCTGGGCCTGATCTTGCCATGAGTTTTTATCCTTCGCAGATCATTGTTTGAATGCTGGATCTGACGTTACAGCTATAAATTACAGCAAATAAGCATTGTGAGTTTTAGTCCTTTCATTTGCTGTTTTTTTATAAAACCTTTGGAAAACTTTTCGAGTTAAAGTAATATATAATAATAACTTACAACACAAAATTTCTATAATGTTTATAACCTTTTTTTTATTATAGGAGCTACTTATGAAGGTTAATTCAAGGACTCGACGAGGAACTGTGGCGCCTAGTCGTTTGAATCGAATTGAACTAGTTCCTAGAGACCCACAATTGATGGACGTCCTGCTTAATGATTCTTTTCATTATAATGAAGAACGTGAAGAAATGAAAGGTATGGAGCATTTATATACATTTTTACATAAACTTCCTCAAGTTGATCAAGAAGTATTGAACTATAGATACGCATTATTACGTAATCAAAAAGAGATTGCTAGACTTATGGGAATGACTCAAGAAGTTGTTCATTATGTTGAACAACAAGCATTAAGACGACTTAAAATGTGGTATTATTTGAATACTATTGACTTGGCAGAACTAGAGAAAGACCTAGATCGTTGTTCAAAAGTTAAAGTGAGAAATTATCGAAAAACGACTATGGCAATGTTTAAGGACTTACTATTGACGTATTTCCATAATCCTTGTATTTATGCAAATTTGAAAGAATATTGTACTTTTTTTGGTAAGAAAGTGTCACAAGAAATGGTTCGTTATCGTGTAAAAAGTGCTATTAAACTATTACGTGAATTCAAAAGTCCATATTATGAAGTGTTTATGAAGATCAAACGTTATTCCAATTTCAATAATCCACAATACAGGAGTATTATATGTCAAAGAAAGAAATTGAAGCAAAAAGACGAGCTAATAGCGAATGGCTGAGGGTTTATGCGTTAGGTTATATGGCTGGAAATAAGGGAGGAAGAATGAACGACGTCGATCAAATAATGGCATATGCCCTTAGATTGATTAGAGGGATGCGGATGCAAAAAGAGAAACAAAGGAAGGGGCTGAAAAGCCGGAATGAAAATATTTTGAAAGAAAAAGAACAAAATTAAATATAAAGGAATATATTAGTAATGAAAGGAAGGTAAAATGGAAGAAAACTATAAAGCAAGACGGCAATATCGTCGAGAACGTTTTGATCCTGTTTTGGGTGAACGAAGGAAGCGTTCAATTCTTATTCATCAAAGTTCTTGGGAAAAGCTTTGTGATCTTTACGAGAAGACAGGTAAGACATTTTATCGAGTGATTGACGAAGCCTTAGACCTATATCTTCAACGTTATACTTGGCTGAAGAATGAACAGGAAAAGGCTGCAGGAAATGAACAGTTACCTATAAAACTCGAAACGAAAGAATTGAGAGAATTTTGATGAGAAATGTTACCTATAAATTCTCAGCTAAATTTTATCCATATATATTGGTTAACATTTTTGGGCAGACCGATCAAAGTGTTACCTATAAGTTACCTATTTGTTACCTATACAGTTAACAACTAAGTTATTGATTTATTAGGGGCGGTTAACAACAGTTACCTATAATTACCTTAAAATTACTTTACTAAAAAAAAAAATATTTTATTTTATATATAAAAATAATTATAAAAGCATAGGTAACGGTAACTGTTGTTCAAAACATTTAACAAGTATTTAACAAAGTTTGGAAAATAAAATGGCACTGAAAAGAAAGCTTAACAACCCGTGGTTATCGAACGAGATAAATTTCTCCAACGATGATATTTTAAGTCGAGCCCAAGACATTGTTCAATACTTTTGTCCTGATGGAGAATTAGTAGATTTTGAATGGGATGCTTTATGTCCTAATCGTTCTGATAACCACATTGGTGCTTTTAAATACAACATCAATACTAACAAATGGGCGGATTTTTCTTTTAATAAAGGAGGGCTTGGTCCCATTACTTATGTAGAGTATGCTTTAGGAATTTCATATGATGAGGCTAAGAAGAAAATTGAAGAATTTCTTTCTAATCCTCAAAAACAAGCAATTTACCAATCTAAAAAAATAGCTCAGCAGACTCAACCAGCACCAGTTTGGACGGCAGTGATTCCAGTTCCCAAAGAAGCTATTTCTAATATCCCTTTCTCACTCGAGTCTAAATCTGATGTCAAGACCACAAAATATTCATATTTTACTAAAGAGGGACAGTTAGCTTTCTATATTATAAGAAAAGATTTCATTGATCCTATCACTCAACAGAAGCAAAAAACGCTTTGGCCTTTAAGTTATGGTCACTATGAAAATGAAATTGACCATTGGGCTTGGAAGGGTGTCACGAATGTTCTTCGCCCTCTTTATGGAATTGAGAAGTTGAAATCTTTAAAACCAGAACAGTTTATTCTTATTGTTGAAGGTGAGAAGACTTGTGATGCTGCCCAACAACTTTTAGGAGATACCTGTCAAGTTATGTCATGGTGTAATGGCGCAATGGCAATCAAAAAATCTGATTGGAACGATTTACTTGAAACCTTTTCATATGAAGATGAAAAAGTCAATAAGGATGGTTTAATTAAAAAGACTATTCATCGTTATAAGAAACCCATTGCCAGAATTATCATTTGGCCAGATAATGATGAAGCAGGAATGAAAGCAGCGGAAAATATTGCCGAACTTCTTGGCGGAGTTCAAGTTGTTATTTTAAATTCTGCTAAATTTCCTTCTGGATGGGATTTAGCAGATGCTCAAGCCGAAGGGTGGACAAAGGAAAAAGTTCTGAAATTCATGACTTCCATTAAATACTTTGTTGGAGATTCCTTTGAACCCAATGATTTATGGTATGCAAAATGGCTCTCCCAATGCTATGGGCAGGAAGTTCGGTATGATCAAACAGAAAAAGATTATCGAATTTGGAATGGATATAAATGGGCTCGAGATCATACTAAAAAATTAAATCCAATGGCTGATGAGGCTTTTGATAAGTTAAACAATAAATTCAAATCTAAATTTGTCATTAAAGCAACTGAGAAACTTAAGAATCATGGACCCAGGGAACAAGTTTTGAAGGTTTTCCAATCTTTGCCAGGAATTTCAATCACAGCCGATTGTTTTGATCAAAGTCTTTCTCACATTGCCCTAATGAATGGCGTTTATGATTTGAATGAGAACAAATTTTCTGATTCTGATCCCAATTTTTACAACAAGAAAGCCATGAATTGCATCTATCAAAAGAATCCTGACCCTAAAATCATAAAAGTTTGGGATGATATGCTTCATCAGATTTTAGTGAAAGAGGATGGAACTCCAGATGAAGACCTTATCCGTTGGTTCTGGCAGATTATTGGATATTGTTTATCAGGATACACCGATAATAAATGTATTTACTTATGTCATGGTAAAAAGGGAGACAACGCTAAGAGCGCTCTTTTGGAAGCAATTGGAAAATGTTTTGGAGATTACTTTAAGAAGATTAGTTCAGATTTGATTATGGATACGAAAAAGCAAAGTGATGGGAATCAAGCCAGCCAATTCATTTATTTGAAGGGAATTAGATTTTCTGTTGGAACTGAAATTGAGCAAAAGCAATTATCGATCAAAACTATAAAAGATATGGTTGGAGGAGATACAATCACAGCCAGAGATCTTTACGAAAAACCTCAAGACTTTAGACAAACACATAAGCTCTTTATTTATGGTAATGAAAAATTGAAAATTCCTTCTTCTTCCGAAGCGATTTGGACTAAGTTAAAGTTAATCCCATTCAATGCTTATTTTCCAATTGGACATCCAAAAAGACGGGATCGAGTTGAACTGGAAAAAGAATTGCTAAACGCTAATGCAGGTTTTTTATATTTAGCGATTCAAGGTTGGAAAGACTTCCAACAGCATGGTTTTATCGAACCTGATTGTGTCAAGAAGGCAACTCAACAATATTATGATGAAGAAAACCCTTTTGCTGGATGGCTTCACAAAAATTTTGTTAATATTGCAGATGTTACCCGTCAAGATGTTAAGCAAAAAGAAGTTAGAGAAGAATGGGTTGCTTTCTGTAAACAAGAAGAAGAAGAATATGATATTACTCCAAAGGCTTTCTCAGAACTTCTAAAAAAAGTTGGTATCAAACCATATCGAGGGGCAACTAATATTTCTTATCTTGAAAAATTGAAAAGAAAAACTGGCGTTGAGAAGATGATTGATATGCCATCACCATCACAAACATAAGGATTTACTTTGTTCATTTCATATTTTCCATCATTATTCACACTTTTCAAAGGGGTTAGGATGTTAGCATTAAATAAAGCATATCGAGTTGCAATAAAAATGAGAGGAGATAAGAAAAACTTCTCCGAACAACAATCAGATCAAAAAGTCATGATTGTCAATGATCGTATCTTAAATGAACAACATGGTTATCATGAAAAACTAAGTAAAGACAAGTGGCCTGAACAACCATTATGGGCACGACGTCAATTAGAATACGAAGAAACAGATCGTGGTAAATATCTTACAACAGACACTAAGCAGGAATATGAAAATTGGAAAAATTTACCAGATATAGGAGGTGCCACAATGTGAAGGCTATTTTCATCATGGCATTAAGTCATTAGACATTAAAGCCAATCACAATCTAACAATGGAGTTTATCATGCATCCGCAAAATCACGAAAAGAACGAAGCCCGTCCAGATCTGAACGATGAACGTCTTAAGAATAATCCTTGGTTGAATACCGATAATGATAGTGATCGTCCTTCTTCTGGAAAGTCTATTTTCGATTTTACTTTTCCAGAAGGCGAAACTAAATGGAGAATCTTACCTGCTCAACCATATCCATGGTTTAATTTCGAATCTCATTGGGTTCCTGTTGTTACTTCTGCTATGACAATCAAAAAAGTTCCAGTCTATCATTTGCCAGGAGTGGATTGTTTACTTTGTTCCGCAATCGCCTATCGTTGGAAACAATATTCCGAATTGAAAGAAACGAAGTGGGACAAGAACAAAGATCATCCTGAGGCAAAAGCTTTCCGAGAGAAGTTCATCAATGATTTCAAAGCGAAGATGGGACATGATCTTTGCATTATAGTCGAAGGACAAATTGGTAAAGTTTTTCGTTTGACAGTTGGAGAAGGCATTTGGAAAGCTCTTAATGGTTTTGGGAGAAATGCCAGTTGGGGCAGCCCTTCTGATCCTGAAAATGGATATTGGCTTTCGACGACTAAAACTGGTTCAGGTATCACAACTGAATACGAAACTGTCCCGCTCCCTCCAAAGAGTCCCTTAACTGATGCGCAAAAAGCCTTGAAGATGCTTGATTTGTCTTCTCTTCGTCAGATGTCAACAACAGAAGAAGTTCTGAAGATTCTGAAAAAAGTTCCTTTAGTTATCAGTGATGCTATTCGGATGGTTAATCCTGACACATTCAAGGAAACTCATCCAGAGGCGCAGGAAGAACCTTCTGAAAAAAGTCCTGAAGAGAACGACGAACTGATTATCGACACTTCGAGCCGCTAAGGCGAAGCCAAGGATCGTTATGCTCGGCATCGGATACGCTTAGCTTAGCAATGCAAAGAGAGATAGCCTGACTGTAATAGGTCAGGTTATCCATTAACAAAGGAAAACTTATGCACGATAAATTACTCCTCCGCCAATAGCTATTGCTGCTTGATCTCTAGCTTTTCCCGGCTGTGGAAATTTTTCCACAGGCTGTAAAATTTGTGGATTTTGACCACCTGGGGTCCTCAACTAATGGAAACAAACTTTTTTCAGGATGCCATTGACGAAGTGATTGAATCTAAACTCTACGATACAGCTTTGCAAATGTTGGAACATCATCCGACGTTTGAGCTCTATGGGGAATATTGGCAGAAAGTGTGGTCATTAAAGCAGGCCAACAAATGAATTCAAGAAGAAATTATAGAGCAGTAGAAGATATACTATCTGCTGAAGAGCTTCAACATATTAGTGAACTGACACTAGAAGCACGTATAGCAGTGCGAGAACTAATTGAACGACATAGACGACGCTGGGAATTTATCTTAAATAATAATCCTTCACATAATAATCCTTCACTTTTAAATGGCGCTAATGAAGCATTAGTAGAAGCTGCTAGAAGTGGCGCTAATGAAGCATTAGTAGAAGCTGCTAGAAGTTTTGACATTGTCGAACAGCCTTGGCCTGAAGTTGTTTCTCCTCATAAACCCAGAAAATTTAAAAAAAAGTTGGATTATATATGCAATACGCGCCAGAAGAAATCTTAAAGCGTTTTAGTTTAACCAAAGAGGAAGTAGAAAATTTTAGTGGCCATAAATCAAAGCCGGCCAAAGCTGTTATTACCAATATCAATCAAAGAATTTGTCGATGTGGTTGCGAAAAAGTTTTTATACCAACTCATGGCCATCAACGATTCTTCAATGAAGATCATCGTATGGCGAGATGGTTAGAAAAACAGCAGCAAAGAAGAAAGAAGATAGTATGATCGAA